GAACAACTTACGGTGTAGACAATGCCGAAATGTTTATCATTCTCGCGACGGACATAAGGTCCATCTCTTTTATCTTCCCCACAAAAAGGACAGGGTAGTAATTCTTTTTCATAAGCATACCCATCAAAATAATCGCGCATAATTATTCACTTATTACTAAAAAAAAGAGCAAAGAAAATCACGAAGATAACAATGACCAATGGCAAATAAAAAGGAAGTAACACTATCCACCATGACCAATTGATATAACCCATTAATTTCAAAGCGATCAATAAGAGCGTTAAAACCTGCAAAAAAGTAAGATCACTCATCTTTTGTTAATTCCTGTTCACGTAGAAATACCCGAACAGTAACACCTTTAGGTTTAAAAAATTCCGTAGAAAAAGTAGTCACTTTCTCCATGTCAAAAGGTTTACACACTGACATATTGATAAAAGCCTTATCTTCTACAAAATGTCCTGATAAAAATGCTGATTCCATTATTTGGGTAACCACATAGCCTTTATCATCAAAATTATATAAATTAGCTTCACCATATGGCGATAAGTTAAACATCTCTGTTAACTCTTTTACATAACGTCTTAATTCATTTGAATTTTTTATGATATCAAGATCAATATGAATTAAATCTAATGCCACTTCCATTGCCCAAGCATTAATCAGGGTATACATCCGCTGTATGTTTTTATCCATATTAGTTTAGAAAATCCTCAATGCTAACTTTGATTTTATGTTTCTTGGCTAAATCTAAAATCTTTCTAATCGTTTCTAATTTAGGTAGGCGGGAACCTTTTTCATAATGCCATACCGCTTGTTTACTCTTACCAATTAATAGACCAAATTCTTTTTGTTCAAGGAACATATTTTGTCTAATTTTTTTAATAGTTTGTGATGCACTCATCATTTGTCGTCTCCTTAACACAGCGTATTTATATATGATTGATCATCAAGCAGTCAACCTTAAGTTATATTCATTCACCTACATATTGATTACTCGGTCTCCCATTTGTATTTGACATGGTCTCCAATTAGTAATACTATTGTCTCGTCAACTGCATGAGGAGATTAATGATGAACAAAACGAAACTTTTATTAACTGGCCTAGATATGGCCTATGAAATACAAAGGCTGATCGAAGTTTATCCAGAGCTAAAAAACTATGTTACGATTCAAAGACTGGTGAAGTTTAGTAACCAATGGATGAATGAATTTAACGGCAACAAGGAGGTGAGCCATGTCTAACACACCTTACCAAGAACTCTATAACTACGCTTATTCTTTAGCCAGTAATTATCATGAAGTTACCCGCCAGGGCTACTACACCGATTGGAATAAAATTCCTGATGAAGATAAAGAAGCTCTAGCTGGTTTATTTATTAACTACGATGATCGCGATCTCTTTTCAATTTATGAAAATGAAAACTATGACGATATCGTTTCAAGCTTACTCACGATGTTAAGAAAAGGTGATCATGATTCAGAAGAAGATTTCGCACAGTGCTTAAAGAAAAATCTTGTTAAGTACTATGAAAAGAAAATGGTTGAGCTCTTAACTGAGGCAACTGCTGATTATGAAAAACATGATTATGAATTAAATGGATTTGAACGTTGTTATCACAAAGATAATGGCGAAGCCTACTGGAGTAAAAGACTATGATGCGCGATTACATTACAGCAAAAGAAAGAACAACATTTGAAAATAAGTTTTTGAAAAAATATCGGTTACCAGCATTAGCAATTTTATTTTCACTCTTAGTTATTTTCTTTTTTGTGTAAATGCACAGAAGGCATTTTCAAAAGTGCCTTCGATGGATTTATTCAGAACGCTCTTAAATGAGCACAATATTAAATAGAGGTGATTTATGGCATTACGAGCAGTAAAACCAAGCGCAATTGAAAAGCGCATGAAAGCATTATTTTATGGAAGTGCAGGCAGCGGGAAAACAACGGCCTGCATTCAATTTCCTAAACCGTACCTTATCGATACAGAAAAAGGTGCAACCAATGACCAGTACGTAAAGATGCTGGAAAAACAAGGCGGTGCAATTTTTCAAACAACAGACTTTGAAGAATTAATTACAGAAGTAAAATCTTTGCTTACTGAAAAACACGAATATAAAACCTTAGTGATCGACCCACTCACCACTCTTTATAATGATCTTCTCGACAAAGCTGCATTAAAAGTTGGTACTGAGTTCGGCCGTCACTATGGTGAAGCTAACAAATCCATGAAGCATCTATTAAATCTTTTGCTTCGTTTGGATATGAACGTCATCATTACTTCTCATGCGAAGAATGAGTACGGCGCGAATTTAGCAGTATTAGGACAAACTTACGACTGTTATAAAAAATTAGATTATCTTTTCGATCTTGTATTTGAAATACAAAAACGTGGGCCAGATCGTGTGGCACTTGTTAAGAAAACTCGTTGTGAAACTTTTCCAGAAGGTGAAGTATTTCCATTTTCTTATGACGAAATTGCACATCGCTACGGTAAAAAGATTCTTGAAAAAGATGCAGTTGCTCAAAAGCTTGCAACGAAGGATCAAGTATCAGAGATTAATCGCTTAATCGAACTCTTAAAAGTTCCAGAAGAAACGATTGAAAAATGGATGAAGAAAGCAGAGTCGCAAAGCTTTGACGAAATGAATTATGACTATATACAAAAGTGTATTGAATTTCTTAAAAAACAAATATCAGGAGCAGCATAATGAGCTTATCTTTTCAACCAATGAGTGAAGAAGAAGTTTTAAATTTATTAAAACCTGGCATTTATAAATTTGAAGTCAGAGGTGCAGAAGATGCGGTATCAAAAAAAGGAAATCCCATGATCAAATTATCCCTTGTGACTTGGGATGAAAAAGGTCGTGAGCGTTATGTAACCGATTACCTCATGGCTGCAATGATGTATAAGATAAAACATTTCTGTGATGCCACAGGTCTTGATGATAAATATCTATCCGGTAGTTTTAATGCGCAAGATTGTATTGGTAAAACCGGTCAATTCAAACTTCGTATTGAAGAATCAGATGGATATGCGCCTAAGAATTCTGTGCAGGATTATATTAAAGCGCTAAAAGTTGTAAAGGAAGAAGTACCTTTTGATGATAGCGAGGACTTGCCATTTTAGGCTTCTTTCGTTAACGTGTATCGTTGCCCGCAATCATTTCCGTTGATGTTAATGATACCCTCATGCAGTGGGGCGGGCGACACCTTTAGTCCCCACCGTCTATTGGCAATATCGGCGAGGGGATTTTAAGTATATGGCAAGCGTGGCATAGAAATATGCAGGATGTTTAGCCGTTTTCCGTGGAAACGGCCATAGGATATTCCCTACTGCTAAGGGTGAAATGGCAGAGTAAACGGCCGTTTGCCATAATTAAAGGGATGTTATGAAAGTTAGAGGCGAATATGTTTATTTTGATAATCTAGGGATGCCATGTGTAGATTGTGGTGCAGAGAGTTGTACTGATTATATACATTATCTAAATTCTAATAAGTGGTTAAGAGAGTGTAACATCTGTAATTATAGGAATTATTACTTTAAAAAGAGTGATATTGAAATATTACTTTAATTGCCTTCTGTCACTTTTAAAGGGATGTTATGCAAATTATCTTGCCCCATCAATTCACCCCAAGACCTTATCAAGTAGCTAGTAACCGAGCTTACTTTATTCATGGCAAACGTTTCTCAATCGAAGTCTTACATAGACGTGCCGGTAAATCTAAAAATGCGTTAAACTTCATATTGGCAGCAGCAATGCAACGAGTGGGAAGTTACTATCATACTTTCCCTGAACTAACACAAGCTAGGAGGGCAATCTGGAATGGCATCGACAAAGACGGAAAAAGATATCTCGACCACATACCCAATCAACTTATCGCGGGGCATCCAAATAACAGCGATATGCGCATTAATCTTATTAACGGTAGTTCAATTCAGTTGGCTGGTGCTGATCGCTATGATGCTCTTATGGGCTCCAACCCCGCAGGAATCATCTTCGATGAATACTCAATACAAAATCCTTTCGCCTGGCATTATCTGTCACCCATTATCACCGAAAACGGAGGATGGGCAAAGTTCATTTTCACCCCAAGAGGATTATCTCACGGATGGGAATTATACGAACGAAACCTAAATAATCCTGATTGGTTTGTACAGAAACTCGATATCACACAAACGCGTGATAATGATGGCAAGCCAATTATTACCGAAGATCAGATCGAAGCCCGACGTCGTGAGGGAATGCCCGAAGAATTAATCCGCCAAGAATTTTATGTGGATTTCGATGTAGCATTAGCTGGTGCCATCTTCTCGAAAGAAATTGATAGTGCGCAAAAAGATGGACGTATCAAAAATTTTCCCATTGATTCAGACCTTCCTGTTTACACCGCTTGGGATATTGGGCGACGTGATCCAACATCCATTTGGTTATTCCAAGCTTATCCAGATTACATTCGCATGATTGCTTATTATGAAAATACCAATCAAGGCATGGAACATTATCTTGAATGGCTGCGTAGTTTTGCAGAAAAAAGAAAATTACGTTTTCGCAATCATTATCATATTGCACCACATGATATCAAAGTGCATGAATGGACAAATGGTCAAGCACGTATTGAAGCAGCAGCACAAAAAGGTTGGTATTTTAGAGTGGCTCCAAAGTTAGGTATTCAAGATGGAATCAATGCAGTACGTATGATTTTTCCAAGACTCATGTTTCATGCAGATAATTGTCGTATGGGATTAAATGCGTTAAAACAATATTGTAGTGATAATAGTGGTAAGCCTATTCATAATTTTGCAAGTCATCCAGCAGATGCGCTACGCACCATGGCATGTGGCTGGCATGATTCATTTAAAAACGAACAACCGCAAGTACCTTATACAATGCCAAAATGGAATATGCAATGAAAGTAAAAAGAGAAGGTAATTTAGAAATTGTTGATTTAACCGTGATAGAACAAGTTGATGATATTTTAAAACGACTTTACACCATTGAAAATATTTTATTGAACTTAACACCTGTAATTGATTTAGCGTACAACTATGAAGATAGACTTGATAAACTAGAGCTGGAATTTCATCAACTAAGGAGAGTTAAAATGGCTACCAAAGTCGTAAAAAATACTGCTAAAAAAGTTTCAGCAAAAGTTCCAAAAAATATTGTTAAGAAAAAAATGCCAAAACCTGCTGGCCTTCGTAAAGCCCGTCGCTAAAGTATGCGGAGGGGAGATCATCCCCTTCTTCTTTTATACTGCCCATCCTTCATCAATATTAACATTTTCAGGATTATCAGATTGAGCAATTTCAATATACAAAGAATAATAGTTAGCAAAATTAGCAGAGATTCTCGTAACTAGCGCTGCGTTTAAAGCTTTTAAATCTTCGTAGGTTACTGCTTTTGTCGTGCCATCAACTAAAATCCAATTAGCAGGAAAT